AGGAGTGAACCTGATATCATGGTCGTAATATTTGGAATTAATACTTGTTTTCAATGTCTGAGATGTAAACAGCTATGTGAGAGTTTGGAAATACAGCATGAGTATAAAAATCTGTCTGATCCAGATTCCGCCTCTATGTTTAGAAAACTGTTTCCAGACGAAGATCAAGTTCCACAAGTTCTATGGATGGGTGAACACATCGGTGGTTACTCTGAATTAGCCGATAAGATAGATGATTATATTATTAACTTAAATGAGGTAAAGTGAAATGAATAGAAGTACTGTGATTGAGCAACTAAAGTCTGAAATTATAAATATAACATTCACTAAGGTAGATGGTTCAACTAGAAACATGAAAGCTACTTTGAGTGAGAACGAAATACCTAGTGCATCTTCTGGTAGCACAACCAAGAAATCGCCTGAGACTTCTCAAGCAGTTTGGGATACAGAAGTAAATGGGTGGAGATCATTCAAGTGGGATAGCATCAAAGAAGTAAATGGTGTTGCTACCCCGAATGGAGTATCAATCAAAGGATAGTTACATGAAAACCGAAGAGTTACTAGAAAAATTAACAGATAATGTAGTACATATCGTCTTTAAGGATGAGTTAACACTATCTCGCAGGTCAATAAGAGCAACTCTTAATGAATCTTTTTATATTGATGTGGAAAGAACTACAGGAGTAGCACCGCCAAAAACTGGAAATAATCCAAGAAGAGTTTTGAAGGTTTGGGATACTGATAAAGACTGTTGGGTGCCTATGCAGTTGAAATATGTTATATCTGTAGATGGACTCAATGTTGGTAAAAGTGGTATAGTGAGTTGACTTTTTTATAACTATGTGATATACTGTGTTTTTATTTTATGGAGTGACAAATGGCTAAGACTAAAAAGAGAGCAATACCTCGTAGAGGCAATGCCGCCAAGTTGGCTGAAGAAGCTAACATTGGTCGAGAGACTATTGACTGGTCAGCAGTCAAGCCCGAAGACTATATGAAGAATATCAATGAGACCCTTCGTCACTATGGTTACTTCTATGAGAAAAAGTCTTATGTCTCTTGGGCGCAAGAATGGGTCAAGACCAATCGCCCCAACGATCTAAAAACATTCAAAGCAAGTGAAGACTGGAGAGTATCTGCCACATTAGCATCATTAATGAAAATGCAAATGATGGGCGCAGAACTTGAGCAGTCTGCCATTGACTTTATGAACGACAATCTTGAAGAGATTCTATCTTATGGAAGACGCAATATCGAACTCAAGGTTGAAGAGAAAGAAGAAGATGACACTGTTGTTGAAGTCAAAAGAAAGAACCCTGCTGAGTTACTCAAAGAGAAAACGAATATCATCATTGGTGACATCGAAGGTTTCATTGATGATCACCTTGATGGTGTTCTTGATGCTAAGTTCTCTCTATATACTCATCTCAAAGGCATCAATGCCGCAACTCAATCTGCTCGTGATATAGTCACGCACTATAAAGAAGTTGAGCAAGAGTTCAAAGAGTTAGTCGAAGACAAAGTAGATTATCTTGTCGAAGGCTACAATCATCTGTCTCTTTCAGAGCAGAAAAAACTCTACAAGTTAATCACTTCGTTTGTGTCTGATAGCGAGAAGTATGTGTTGAGTAAGAAAGCAACACCTGCAACGAAGCAAGTCGAGAAAGTGATCTATCAAAAAGAGTCTGCTGATTATAAGATAACCAGTACAAGTCCCGCATACATTGTTGGTGCTACTGAAGTCTATCTGTTTAACACTAAGACACGAGTTATCAAGTATCTAGTGACAAACAACAACGATGGGTTTATCGTGAAAGGTACGTCAATCAAGAACTATGATGAAGAGTTGTCGTTCAAGAAGAAGTTGCGTAAACCTGAAGAGACTATTGACTCTATCAATAAAGTGACTAAACTGAGAGCATTGAAGGCACTTAAAGCACTCAAGACTGCTGAGAAGCCTACTGACTCTAGAATCAACGCTGATACAGTCATACTCAAGGTAAACAAGTGAGTGATGACAACGTAATCGACTTCACTAAAGCATTCGAGAAAAAGAAGCGAGTGCAAGAGGCGATTGAGGAAGATGTATTTAAGACTGATGAAGAATTTGTAGACTTCTTTGCCACACTAAATGCCAGAGAAACTGTTTGGGGATTAAGAGGATTTGGTCTTGATGTTGAAAAAGACCCTAAGTCAATGCTTGATATACTAACAATTATGGAAGCAACAAAGGCGTTAATGTGGAGAGCAAAGGGTAAAGAGTATCCATTTCAGACTTTTGCTGATACTGTGTTTGCTGATGTTGAGAAAGAAAGTGGCGTTCAAATAGCAGAATTGTTTGAACATTTCATAGAAGATATGGAAACTTATTATGAAGAACTCGGAGACTGGGAAGACTAAACCAGACAATGTAGTTGATGCGCCTGCACTAATGACGTATCCAACTAATGTCGGTGCGCCTGCTTTCACTGTTCCAGATGTTTTAAGTGTAAGTAAAGAACGTGGTATTAGTGCAACGCATCAACTCGAAACAAAGTTTGAGGCATTAAAAGAAGAATACTTTAAACTAGTAGAACTGGCTGAAGATACCGCACTGATGTACAACGCAAGATGTAATATTGTGCCAGTTGTTGGAGAAGTCTATCACTTATATGATAGCAAAGATGGTTTGTTTATTAGTATGATTGAACCAGAAACGTGGGCTAGTCAAGATCATGTAGGTAGTTTCAAACTAACTTCTGAACAAACTTGGGAAAAGCAATGAAGGTTGCCTTGACAAAACACACCGACTTATGTTATAGTAGACAATACTAAATTAAGTTAGGAGATAGATGATGATATTGGTTGATATGAACCAGGTCATGATTGCGAATATGATGATGCAGATTGGTAATCATCAGAACGCAGAGATTGACGTAAGTATGCTCAGGCATATGATATTAAACACATTACGAGCAAATCGTAAGAAGTTCACTGCTGAGTTTGGTGAACTTGTGATCTGCTGTGACGATACTAATTATTGGCGCAGACAGATGTACCCATACTATAAAGCGAATCGTAAGAAGACGAGAGATAAGTCCGAGATGGATTGGAATGCTATCTTTCAGGCTCTTAACAGCATTCGTGATGAACTAAAGACGTTCTTTCCATACAAAGTTATTCAAGTCGAAACTTGTGAAGCAGATGATATCATTGGTGTTATCGCTCACGAAGAAGGCACTGAGTTGAATATGGGTGAGCCTATCCTAATCCTATCAGGCGACAAAGACTACATACAATTACATAAATATGCAAACGTAAAGCAGTATGATCCTGTAAGAAAACGATGGATTTCTAATGCAAATCCAGAGAAGTATCTTGCTGAACATATCATCAAGGGTGATGCGGGTGATGGCATACCAAATGTCTTATCTGTTGATAATGCTTTCGTTATGGGTATAAGACAACGCCCAATAACGCAAAAGCGACTTGCCGAATGGGCTGATATAAATAATATGGATGATGAAGTAAAACGTAACTATATGCGTAACAAGGCTTTGATTGATCTGAATGAAGTTCCTCAGTCAATGAAAGAAGAGATACTTTCTATTTGGAGTGAAGAGAATGGAAAAGATCGTAGTCAGTTACTGAACTACTTTATCAAAAATAAACTTAGAAATTTAATGGAATGTATAACGGAGTTTTAAAATGACTACATTATCTCTGGCAGAGATTGTTAACACTGCCCGAAAAGCTGAAACAGTTGAAGAGAAAGTTGCGGTATTAAAAAGAAATGATAACAAAGCATTGCGAGACATTCTTGCATTGATGTGCGATTCACGATGGACTTTTGACTTACCAGAAACTGCTCCCCCATACAAAGAATCTGTGATCAATGAGTCACATGGTTTATTGTATCGTGAAATGAGAAAAATGCCGTACTTTGTTGAGCAAATGCCTGATGGCAATAATTTGAGTAGAGTGAGAAAAGAGTCTTTGTTTATTCAGCTTCTAGAATCTGTAGACCCCGAAGACGCAAAACTAATCATTAGAATGCTCTCTAAAGAGCCGTACCCAGACCTTGCTCCAGAAGTAATTAATCAGGCATTTCCGGGCGCAATCCAAGAGCCGATTGCGGTAAAGCGTGGTCGTGGTAGACCTAAGAAATCAGAAGCACCAGTATCATAACAAGGTAAAGTAGTATGGGTAAAAACAAAAGTAAAAAGTTTCGTGAATGGATGGATGAAGACTTTGATAGTAAAAAGGACTCAAAGCGATACGACAAGCGTAAAGCAAAGATTCAAGAAGCGAGACGAAACAAGCGAAAGAACCGAGATTCTTTCTAAACACAACATATATTATGGAGATTTAATATGATAACAGCAGTAGGGGAAATGTTCC